TGCTTTTCATCTCTACTTCCGACTTCATGTTCTTCATAAAGCGGTCAAATGCTTTGTCTACAGCTTCATCGTTAGGAAATGTGGCTCTGAGAATACGCAAATTCTTAGGGTCGTTGATGATCTTCAAAGCTGGATTACCTGTCGGGCCAACAACAGTTCTTGCAGGGTCTAAGTCTTAACTTTTCAGAAAACGTCACTGGTGCTTTGAAGTCTTACTTCTCTTCTGCCCCGACTGATGTTGCCAAACAACTTGGAGTTGGCGCAGATACTCAACCCTCACCCCGTGATGTGTCTGTTGAGATGGAGCGCATTAAGTTAGCAGACACAGCGCGGGAATCTCCCGGTACAAGTCTTGGTGCAAACATTTTGGGCGCAATGGTTCCTTCGTTGGTGACAAGAAAAGCAACCCCCGGTCTTGCAGAAAACATTGGCACAGCGGCGGCGTCTGGTTTCTTCTCTGGCATGGGCGCATCTGATAAAGAAATCTTTAGCCCTGAAGCTGTAAAAGAGGGCGCTCTCGGTTCGGGTCTTGCGTTGGTAACATTGCCTGTGTCCAAGGTGGTGCAAATGGGTGGCGGCACTGTTTACAGGGGCATCGTTAAGTCTATGTTTGACAACCCACAACGCCTTGGCGTTGATGAGGCGAGAACTCTTATCAAGCAAGCATTGGTCAGTGATGTGGGTGGAGTTGATGATGCAATTCGGTCTGTGTTGGAAAAAAAGGGCAAGCCTTATGCGCTTGCTGACATTGGCCCAAACACCAGAGCATATCTGGATGCAGCAAATACTATCCCTGGCCCTTCAAAACAACGAGCAAAAACCTTCTTAGAAGACCGCGACAAGGGCGTACTCTCACGGCTGACATCTGATTTGCAAGTTGCTTTTGGATCAAAGGCTGCGTTTTTTGATGAGTTTAATGCTCTGAAAACAGCGCGAGCAGACTTGGGCGGCAAGTTATACAGCAGGGCATTAGAAAAAGATGTCCCTGTTACGCCTGAGTTAACCAATCTGTTTAAGCGACCAAGTGTTCAGGGCGCATACGACAGGGCTGTCCGCATTGCCAACGAAGAAGGCATTAAGTTGCCGGACGTAAAAGTTGTCAACGGCAAGTTGCAAACAGCAGACGGAAAAGATGTTACGGACATTAGCACGACCTTTCTTCATTACATGAAGATGGGCTTAGATGATGTTGTCTTTACAGGAAAGAATCCAACAAGCGGAATTGGTGCGACTGAACTCGGGAAGGTAAAGGGTACGCGCATTGCTTTTCTTGACTTACTTGATAAGGCAAATCCAACCTATAAAAATGCACGGCGCGTCTGGGCATCCGACACAGCAGTTATGGATGCTATGGAAGAAGGCCGGACTGCCTTAAACAAGCAACCAAAAGATGTGGACATCTTGCTTGATGACATGAAGACAATGACCAAATCGGAGATTGAAGGTTTGCGTCTTGGTGTGATGCAGAACTTGCTTGATCGCTTGGGTGGAGCGCAAACTGCTCAAACTGTTGTTGGCCCGACAGGTAATCCAGCTTTGAAGATCATCAACGACCCTAAGAATTTGCGTATTCTCAGAGCCACATTCCCTAAAGATGAAGCTGGAGACAAAGCATTTGAACGCTTTATGAAGAACATGAAGTCTGAAGTCGAGATGAAAAGCACATCTAGACAAGTGTTGCAGGGTTCACAAACTGCTGAACGGACACAGGCCATCCAAGACGTTCGTGCTGGCGGTCAGGCTTTGCGTGAAATGCCAGCAATGAGCATCCAAGGCATCTTGGCTAGGGCTTTGCAGCGGGACTATGCACAACTGGGTGATGCACAGACAAGGGCTGTGGCTGATGAGATGACCAGAATCTTGACCACGACTGACCCAAAGAAACTTGCGCGGTTGTCTAAAGAACTTGGTTCACGCAGTCTGTACGATGTGATTAGCAAGGATGTTCCTGAGTTGTTGCCAGCATTGGGTCGTGCAGCTTTAGGGCCATTTGCTATTGGGTCATTGTCTGGTGGTGTAGTGCCTCCAGACCTTGTGTCTACAAGTGGTTTGTTTGGTCAACAAAACTAAGCAAAAGCCATGCTACTGGAACTCGCAGCCGCTAATGCCGCCTTCTCGGTTATTCGGGAATGTGTGCAAAATACAGGCGACATCATGTCGGCTGGGGATGCGCTTTTTAAGTACTTCGACAACAAGGACGCCATCCAGAAGAAGGCAGCAGCCAAGGGTGGCTCTGACCGTGGTGATCTTGAAGAGTTTATGGCGCTTGAAAAACTCAAGCAACAGGAGGCCGAACTCAAAGAAATGATGATTTACTCAGGTCGAGGTGGTCTGTGGACTGACTGGCTCAAGTTCCAATCGGATGCCAAGCGCAGACGTGAGGAAGCGGAGCGCGAGAAGGTTCTACGTAAGCAGCGCATCATTGACCGCATCAAAGACATTGGCATGATTATCCTGATCATTGCTTTGCTGGGTGGTTTGGGCCTCATCATTGGCGCTGCAATCTGGTTTGCGAGGGACGTATGAAGGCACTGATCTTTTCACTCTTGCTGGTGGGCTGTGCTGATTCTTACCGCTACCCATGCCAGAACCCAAAGAACCAAAACACCGCAGCCTGTCAACCTCCAGCGTGTGAGGCTGATGGCACTTGCACCAAGTACCTTTTGAAAGACCAAAATGAAAACTGACTTTGACGCGCTGTTGCGCTTCATCATTGGCGTTACCCTGTCGCTGACCCTTGCGGGTATCGTGGCGGTGGTGTTGTACTCGCTGGTGTTTGTCACTCAACCAATGAACGGTATGGCGCCAAACGATGAGGCTTTCTTTAACCTCATCACCCCACTGGCAACATTTATTACTGGTTCATTGGGCACTCTGTTGGCAATGAACAAGAAACCCCCGTCTGACAAGAAAGAAGGTGAAGCATGATTCCACTCGCAGGACTCCTGAACATCGGCGGCAAGCTGATTGATAAGCTGATTCCCGATCCCGAGGCAAAAGCAAAGGCACAACTTGACCTTGCCAAACTTGCCCAAGACGGTGAACTGGCTTCGATGGCAAACGAAACCAAGCTTTTTGAAACCGATCAGAACAACATCACCGACCGCTGGAAAGCGGACATGGCCTCCGACTCATGGTTGAGCAAGAACATCCGACCCTTGTCGCTGGTAGCCATCTTCTCCGCCTACGTGGTATTTGCTCTGATGAGTGCCTTTGGCCTAGCGGTAAATGAGGACTACGTGGAACTGCTCGGGCAGTGGGGAATCATCATCTTTGGTGCGTACTTCACCTCTCGCGGTGCTGAGAAAATCATGGACATGAAGGCTAAAAAGTGATTTACAAAGACAGAAATTGCTTGTTCTGCAATTCCATCTTCAGCCCAAAAACATCACGCGAAAAGTGGTGTTGCAATGATTGCCGATTCCAGTCGCACATACAAAAACAATGGAGCAGTGACGAGTGCTGGAATTGGGGTGGCGCTGTTTTTAAAACAGGCTACGGGCAATTTGGCTCTGCAAAGTATGGTGTTTTTACAGCGCACCGTTATTCATACCAATTGTTTAACGGGCAAATCCCTGACGGCAAGTTTGTTTGCCACAAATGTGACAACAGGCTTTGCTTTAACCCTAGGCACTTGTGGCTTGGAACAGCAAAAGAAAACTCCGAGGACATGGTAAAAAAAGGTAGATGGGCTGGTAAACGGCTCGACATGAAAGGCAAAAAATGACCCAGTTGACCCGCAACTTCTCCCTGCATGAGTTGACCAAGTCCGAGACTGCTGCTCGTCACGACATGGAAAACACCCCCGGCGCAGCCGAGATTGCCTGCCTGACCGAGTTGGCTGGCAAGGTTCTCCAGCCAATCCGCGACCACTTCCAGAAGGGCGTCCATATCAATAGCGGCTTTCGCCATCCTGACGTTAACGCCAAGGTCGGTGGTTCGCGCACCTCAGACCACTGCAAAGGCATGGCTGCTGACTTGGAAATCCCCGGTGTTGCCAATGCTGAACTGGCTGAGTGGGTCAAGAACAATCTTGAGTTCACACAGTTGATCCTTGAGTTTTACACCCCTGGCATCCCCGACAGTGGTTGGGTGCATGTCAGCTACGACCCCGGCAACCTTAAGAAGCAGGTGATGACTGCGACGAAGCAGGGCGGGAAGACCGTTTACTTGCCGGGATTGGTTGCCTGACCCACCTGTCGAACTCCAAGAAAAGCCGAACGTCACTGCCATACATCTGCATTGTCTTTCGGCTCATCAGCAGGTGATGTTCTAGGGTTCGCAAAGGTAAGTCTTCTGCATGGCTTGCCCTTTTGGTTCCACCGTGCTGGCAGACTAATCTGATGGTCATGCACTGGTGAGGCGTAAGACCCCAAGGGTTTTGCTTGCTGCGCGTTTGGTCGATGTTATCTGGGATCAAAATAGTCTTCAGGTTAGTTCAACGTCAGGCAAGACGGTTGCTTTTCTCAAGATGATTTGTTTCTTGGCTAGGTTGATAGCCTCGTCCATAGACTTGACGGTGATTACATCCATCTGGGCATCGTGTAGTTCCATCAGCATATTAAGAGACTGAATCTCTTTGCCTGTTGGCGTAAACCGCAGAATCTTAACGGCTCTCATGATGATGCCGATAAGCGCCTCACGGCCTTCCACCCCGACCTCTTTGTATTCCGTGCCAAACCCCATCATTTGCAAAGCCTCGGTGATGTTGGACATCGCAATCAGGGTGTTCATGTCTTGCTTGTTGGCCTTGCCTTTTAAGAGGCGCTCCATTGCCGAACTGTTTTTAAGTTGCAGGTTGATCAGGTAGTCTTCGTGTTGAGTTATCGGGGTGATGTTCTCCAACACAAAGCCAAGTGGGTTCTGCAATACCTGGCGAGGCTTGTACTTAGATTTTTTTCTCACGACAGTGATTTCCACTTGGTCTTGGGTTCGTTTGCCCGTTCCACATAGAAGTGGACAAGGAAGTTAAAAACCTGTGTGTAAGTCATCTTGACCCCGATGTCTGCTTGCAGTCGGTTGCGGATCAAGTCAATGTCTTTGGACACAGGCAGGGTGATGCGTTTGGTTTTTGAGTCCATCATGCTATCCACATCGCGATCATCACACCCCAACCCATCACGCCAGCGGCAGTGATTATAAAAACCAGCCACTTGTGCATCTTGTCCCAGTCCATAGGTTTCTCCTGTTTTTCAACATCTCGGCGCAGCCACTCAAGCTCTTGGTCATCACGCCGCAGCCATGTGATGATCTGGTTGATCATGTGTTCCCCCTTGCTCGGATGGCTACGCCGATTGAATACACATCATCCCGACCATTGGGCCAGTCGTCGCACACCTTTGCACACGCCTCACGCTCGTCAGCAACGGCTTTGTTTAGCCGTGCCACTTCGTCCATCAGTTGCTGATTAAACGACACCAAGCGGCGCAGTTCGGCGGCGGCAACATCGCTCACCTCGTAGCCGGGGAACTCCGCTTGCAACGCATCAGCCATTCGTTCGGCTTCGGTTTGTGTGGTCATGTGTTCTTCTCCTTGAGTTTGGCTTCGAGCAACACAGCAAACTTACAAAACGCTTCGCCCAAAGACATAGGGTTGTCATCATCAGGCATGACGTTGATAACTTCCTCATCCGTCAACCCTACCCACGGCTTGCTTGATTGTGGTTGAGGGGCTGTGTAGAGCTTGGTGCCGATCGGTGGGAACCGCCCTCCGTTGTGCTTCCAGCTTATGGCGGTCAAATCTGCGAATGCCTGCACCACTTCTGCCACCGGCTCCTGCTGTGATGGCTGCGATGGCTGCTTGTTGATTTCATCTCGCACGTCCAGCAGTTGCTCCTCTGCTACGTGTGCTTCGATTTCGTTCGAGGCCGAGAAGTAGGCGTCAATCGCGGCCAGCATTTTGTCGTGTAGGTTTGTGGTCATTTCATCATCTCCCATACAAGCACCAGACAAACGCCGAACAGTGTGCCCAGCACCCAGCCAAGGGCCAGCACCACCCAACCCTTCAACGACCTGCGCCACGTCATCGGTGGCAGTGCTGCTGCGGTGTGATACCTGCGGCCCACCCGTGCTGGCTGGATGCCGAAGTGGTCGAGTTCGAATTGTTCTCGTGCGGTCATTTCACCAACCCCGCAATCCCCTGCAACAGGTACAGCTTCGGTGCGAACCAGACGAGGAGCACGGCCTTGAGTTGAACAATCGAGAAGATCGCTGTAAAAATGCCCGGTATGCTGCCGAACATCATCATCATCTGTCCTCTGTCGGCGTCTTGGTGACTTGATTCGTCGTCACTCCACAGCTTCCAGCCGCGCAAGAGCATCCAAGTGAACAGCCCCGTTGCAGCCACCAGCATCACAAACGCCGCCGTCTCCCACACCATGCCGAACATGATGTATTGCTGGGCCACGTCGGGCAGTTGCTCCACCGCAAAGTCTTTGGCTTGCGTCACACCTTCGGCGATACCGCCGAGCACCTCGGCCAGTTTGTTTTGAAGTTCGTCGTTCATTTCTTGTTCCTTTCACAATATTGATTGATTGCTTGCATTGCTCTTGGGTTGCCCTCACCGAACCACCAAGCGGTGCAGACTTGCAAAACCTGATCTTCTGTTATCTCAGCGCGTTGTTTGCCTTCTGCGTAACCCTGTTCAAATCCTTTGACAAAAGCCATACCAGTTAGTTCGTAGCCGATACCGATGGTAAGCACCAGCCAGATTGCGGCGAGGTACTTCATGACTCCAGCACCAGCAAAACAATGAAAAAAATCACGGCTACTGGTGCAGCCCACAAGACTGCTTTGTCTTCCCAATCCATCTCTGGTTGGGCATCTTTCTCGACCACCTCGCCCCATCGTTCATATGGGCCAAACGCCTCCTCAAGAGTGCGTGGGTGGCGGTAGGTAATTGGATCGTGTTTCATTCTTCCTCCTTATCGGATAGGTTGTTTCATAGCGCAACAAACGAGGCCCATTGACTGGCCCGACGCTCTGTAGCGCCCCATTGTGTTGCCATAGCATCCGCAATACCTTGGTAAGTCGCGCTACGAATCTTCCATCTGTCTGCACTTGGCCCTAATTTGTTTTGACCGCTTGGGGTTTGGTTTCCCCAAATCATTTTTGGCGCTGGCACTTCGCGTGTTCCAAACATAACACCGTCCACAAACTTCAAGGTGGCGTCATCTTCTGTTGGCCCAATGCAGGGGCAATCAGCGTAATGCTCGTTATGCTCAGGACAAAACAGCTCACCACACTCATCACAATCAACCATGTCGGCGGCGCACATTACACGTTGCCAACCTTTTGGTGCAACTACGCTTGGGTAATACATCTCCAGCTTGGGCAAGTTCTTTAACCACAAGCAGGTCTTTTTGCTGGCATCTTCCCCAAACCACCAAGGCTGGATAATCTGATCGGGCTTTCGGATGCGACTACTAATGACGCTAATTGGATTCTCAATAGCGATACGGTCAATCGGCGCATCCATCAAACGCTGCACAAAAGACAGCGCGTCCTCTGTCAACTTTGGGTCGCGCAGCCCTCTTGTCGTCCAGTGCATCCCGCTGACAGACAGGTAAGTGCATGGTGGGTGCGCCACCATCAAATCCCATCCCTCATTAAGTATGTCGAGTACGTCACCTTGGTAGTGCGGTCCTGGCGCGTCAGTTGGCAGCAGATCGCAAGACATGGCTTCATGCCCTGCGGCAAGGAAAGCGTCTCGCACTTTCCCACTGTATTCACAAGCAATAAGAACTTTCATTCGTCCTCCTTTGGTTCATCAGGTGAACCATCTAAACCACTGGCGTGTTCATCCCAAATCTTGTCTCTCAGTGCGTCTTTTTCTTCTTCAGTCATGTGGCCTCCTTAATAAAACAGTACGTCAAAGTAAGCCAATGCCAAGACCGCCAAGGCAAGCCCCATTGCGGTGGCTGTGCAAACGTCAATAAACTTGTTCATTCAGTTCTCCAATGCTTTCAAAACACGCTGACCACGACCTGACTGGCCTTTTCTGCGCTCACCCGTGTCAACAATGAAACCCTTGTCCAGCAGTGCCCGATACCTTCCAGTGATGGAAGAGTAGGGGTAAGTAGGATGCAGGGCCAACACCTGGTCGCTGATGCACCCTTGGTCACCAAACTTCTTGATGGTTTCGTAAACCATGCCCTCCAGCTTGGTGGTATCGACTGCGTTGGCTGACGCACGACTTGTGTCGGGATCGTCAATACGAACCAGTTTCTTTGGCTCAGTTCCGAAAATTCGATTAAACAAGTCGTGCATGGTCAGTCCTTAAAAAGCTACGTCATCAAAACCAGTGTCTTGGCGGCGAGGTTGGTCACGCCCCTCTTGGGGCTTGGGGTCTTTGATGTATGCCCAACCATCCCAGCCCCCTTCTTTAAGAGGGATGTTGTCCATCTTGAGCATCGTGCCAATCTTTGTCTCAATGATTGAACCAATACGCAAATAACGCTTCTTTTCTTGACCATCCTTGTCCGTGTATTCGCCGACAATACAAACGATCTCTTTAACTACTTTTGCCATTTCATTCTCCAATGATTGATTTCAGGGTTTCTACTTTGGCTTGCATCTCAACGAGGAACTTGGTCACTTCCTCTTCTGCGTTTTTTAGCCACTCTTCATCTCGCTCAACACGGGTAACAAACAACTGTGCTTTGGCTGGCATCCTGGGGTCGAATACAACGTAGTCGCACCAAGACCGATCAGCACAGCGCATCTGCCATTGCATCTGAGCAAAATACTTGCTATCCACAGGGTTCCCACCTTGGGATTGGGTTAGCCAGCACTCCAAAGCCGTGGAGGTTGATGGGCACTTGATCTCCACCATTCCATCATCCCCAACAAGGCCATCAGGAGAGGCTCCAGCAAGGGCAATCGTGGGGTGAGGTAGAAACCCCACTTCCTCGACCATTTGTCCTGTCTTGGCCTCGTATGCGGCTCGGGCAAACGGCTCTTGTTCTGTTCCCCAAGCCATTGCCAGATTGGTGTAAGACTCGGCTCGGGTTTGGGTGACGGTTTCCAGCACAAGCTGCGTCATGTAATTGTTACGGCTGGCGCTATAACCAGTTTTGGTCTTGGCAAGTACGTCTGCGAGGCGGCTGGCAGTCACTTTGCCCAGTCGGTCCGCAAACCATGCTTCGGTTCCTTGTTCTTCGCTCATGCTGCTTTCTCCTGTTTGGCACGTTCAACACGCGCTTTTTTTGCTGCAATAACCTTGGCCTGGAGACCCTGGTTGCCTTGGCAAGCCTCTAAAGCTGCCTTGTAAAGTGTCGCCAACTCCTCGCTGGTGGCACTTGCCTCAATCGCTGACAAATGGTCAGTGATGTCGGGTGCTGGTGCGGATGGCTTGCGGCTGGCAGCGTTTCCATCATCATCTTCTGGGGCAATACCGCAAGCTGCCATCAGGGAGTAGCGGCGAGCGTATGTGAGGGCAGAACCGTACCCTTGAGGGTCTTGTTTGCTGGCAGGGAC